TTCTTGTACTTGGGCAGTTTCTTGCTGTGTTTCTGCCAGTTTGGTGTTGTTGTCATAGTTCCAATGGCGGATTACACCGCTGATAATAAATACGTTTGTGATTAGGTATGTGAGTAGTATGATGGTGCGTACGATAGCTACGACATTGTCATAGTCACGTGTCTTGTCATCTGCGAAGCTACCAAGTGCGTACTTCCATATCTTCCAGATCATTTGGCTATGTACGGATACTGTTCATCATCAGGATAATAAAAGTCAACTAATGCGTACTCATTGTTATCACAATGTTTTTCTGCATAGAAGTTAGCATCTGTGTTACTCCTGATTACAGCTGCATCAACGTCGACCTTTATGAGTAGATATAATGGTTTAATCATAAGTACCCCGCTATCTCACAGCCGGGCTCGTCAAAGAACCACGAGATGGATACGTCAGGATACTGTTCTCTGAGTGCAGAACATATAGCTTCTGGTGGCGACCATGCTGTATTGAACTCAACCTCAAGTTGGTCAGGGTCGTCATCTGTGACTACTACGTCATATGCGTCCCACTTGGTATCCCAGTTCTGTACTCGCCAGTCATACCATCTGTCATCTGTCTGACCTGATGATTTGAATACGAGTCGCTTCCATGGGTCTTCGACATACTGAGGTAACTCACCAACCTTGCCCTTTGGCTCAGAGAATGAGTATCTCCTCACGTCATTAGACATAAGTGGTGTGTTATGCCAATCAGGTTCTGGTATGATCTGTGTAAAGGTATTCTCGTCCTCGAACATCTGCTTGATCTTGGCAATCTGGTTACTAGACTCGTCGCCATCACTATGATGTGTATAGAATGTAACCCTGTTGTGGCAATGGTTTGGCATTGTTATCTCCTAATTATTTGTTGTATCTAGCAAGTATCTTGCTGAAAGCTGCGTCTTTAACTATTGTAGCATAGTTTGAGTCGTTTTGTACTGTTTGTAACAAATTAAGAAGCATCTTGTTTTCATCTGCTGATATACCTACAACTCTGCCTGACTTAGTAGTAGCTTTCTTAGTAGCTTTAGGCTTTACAAGTTTAGATTTTACAGACTTAACTGCGGGTGCGTCCTTTTTGATTGAGTTCTCTAGCTGTTGTACTTGCATCGCTGCCTCTGCGTCTGCTATGGCTTGGTCGATCTTAGCACTTTCCTGTGCTCTTTGCTCAGGTGTAGTAGAGAAGTCATAAATTGGTAAAGATTGTGTCATTGTTAATAAGGTGGTAAATTTTACAGTTGTATCAACAAGTGACCTTGCTGATAACGATTCTACGGGGAGTCGAACCCCGACCATGTCCGTGACAGGGACACGTTCTAACCATTAAACTATAGAATCAGTAAGCGGCAGTGATGAAGAAGCCTAAAAGTGCTACTATGTGCCGCTGATGTGGGCTGTCAGTTGGCGGCGTATATCAAGTGAATGATGTGTGCTTTACTGACATTTGATAATAATAGTTGTTGCCTAATTAACCCACAATGAATGATGGCTTGCGTGATGGTATGCGTAGGTAGTTGGTAGATAACCACGGCTTGGTATTGAGATAGTCGATATATGCCTGTATAGTAGTGATATTCGTATCATACTTGAGATACTCTGGCATAGCACGTGTAAACTCTGTGACCTGACGCCATGATTGTGAGACTTTGTCGTCGAAGCACTTGTGGTATATGTCAATGGCTTCTAGGATAGGCTGTAAGCAAGAATGTATTTTGTCATAGCGTGCTGCGTACTCGTCGCACAAACCTATGCCGTGTATAATGAGCCACGATAAGTTGTGTTGATTGGCGGCAGCCCACTGCGTACATGGATGGTTGCGAAATGCACCGTACGTAGTGCTGTATGCTGTGCCGTCGAGCTTGTGTAGTTGACCGACACCGTAGTACCAGTCGCTGTATATGATGGATAGCATTTGACATGTCTCGAGTGGCATCTTGACAATGTGCTTGTCAGGTAAGTTGGCGGCTGATTGTAGTGGGTTAAAGTCGGTAACAAAGATATTCATATACTCATTATAATCTAAATATCACAAATTGTCGACCATTTGTCAGGATTCTCAGATGAATTATTTGAGACCATCCTTGCGTCTAGCTCGTCACACCACTCGTAGTTGCGTGCACGTTTGTAATTGCAATCTGCCTCTTGTATGTAGACAAACATAGCATCCTGTCGTATCTTGTTAGCTACGAACGTGTCAATAGGTACAAGATTGTTATGTATCATGTCGTACTCGTCCTGAGTAACAAACATTTCTGGTATGTAAATGTGTGGCATTAGTCTTCCTCCTCGTCGAATTGGTCACGCCCGTCTGCTATTTCCAAGCAGAAGTACTCGAGCAGTTGTCTAACTGTGAGATCAGGTACTTCTAGTATGTCCCGCATAAAGCTATTAAATGAGTGCCTGTTGCCGTCGACCATGTAGTAGTATTCCTGTATGTAGTCAGCCTGTGCTCGTAGTTGCTCTGGCGTCTGTTGTGGTTGCGGTAGTGATTGTGTCATTACATCATCTCTCCGAATATAGTTGCGTTACCGTTGTGTTGAAACGCTTTTTTGATTGCTTTGTATGTTGGATACGGACAGTCTGTCCATGTCTCCTTCCATGTAATCCAACCATAATCTAATAGTGTTGGTATCATGTCTTTGTCGTCTATGTATGTATTAAATGGCATTGATTCCTTCCTCCTCGTAACATTGTGGGCAAAATATATATGTTTGTGTCTCGTGTCTAACTGTGTGTAGCGTACTTGACTTGTTTTCTACTATATTACTGGTCTTATGTGTAACCCAGTTATCTGCGTCAGTAGTACCGCATTTAGTACATTGCATTACTTCTTACCTCCGTCTATGACTTTTAACTGGTTCTTTCTGTGCTCTAAGTCAATGTTTAACTGCCAGTCCTCGACCTCTTTCATTGTCTTATTGATTAAGCCATGTGATGCGGCAAGATCGTAGCATACTGTAGCTATGAACAAGTAAACCACGTCTTTGATGAAGTACTGTTGTACTGCGAACCTCTCGTCTTCGTCTTTGCACTTAGCTTGTGCCTTGTTGTATGCACCCTGACACTCTGCGTAGTATTCCCAAGCATGACTGTCATCTAGCAACCAATGGTGTATGTCCTCGTTGAACTCGCCGTAAAACGATACTATGTCCTCTGGTTCTTGGTGGTGTACGAAGTTGGACTCGTCATGATCGTGTAACAAAGTCTTAACCTCGATTGGTGTGTATTGACTAGCTATCTCCTTGACAGCTTGTGGTGTGTATGTATCAAGCATTTACTTCTTCTCCTTGTTTGTTGAATGTTTTGTCTAAGTCAGGTACGTATAGTACTCCGTCGTCCTTGAGGTATGACAGCATCATGTCAAACCACTTGTTGTTGATGTCATGAAAGACCCCGTCTGGTAAGTCCTTGTAGTATTTCTGCGACCATTGTTGCATGTTAAATAAACTCCATTGGTGATGTTGTGTAATGACCTACAGCTTCTTGGTCAAACATGTCCTTGTAGTGCCAAGCGACATCTTCTACCTTGTCTTGGTTGGTAGTGTTGATAATAACTATCTTGGTATCTTCTAGATCAGACTTCCATGTTCCCACTGCGTCTGTGATAGTATACCCGTCAAAGTTAGCGTCAAGTACTTCCTGACAATACATTTGCCAGTCTAAGTCTGTGACATAGCCGCCGTCTGGCTTACTGCGACCTAGCGTTAAGTGATGTAGCATACTGCGACCTGTGATGTGTGTGATTGATAGTTGTATAAGTTTAAGAACTCTTGTGGTGTAAAGAGTAGTAAACTGAGTAGTAGTGTATATGTTAGCATTTGTCCTCCTAATTATATTATAGCTAAAATTAAATAACAAGTCAATAAGTAAAATTACTCAAATGTTATCTTGTCTCCGTGCGGTGTATAAACTGAGACCTTAGTTACGTACTCGCCTAACTCTGGATTAAGTAGTGCTGTGCCTAGTGTCTGTTCGTTAGTTAATGATAATACAGACTGATCGAATACGTCCGTGAACTCTGCCGGTGTCAGTGATATACATATCTCGTTCTGTGTGTCGTCGTCAGGTACGTCCTCGTACTCGAGACCACAGGCGTCTACAAGCTCTTCGCAGTCTATGTCTATCTCTATGTAGACATCATATGTACCCTGCGACCTTGCGTTACTTATTCTATCTGCTTTATTCTGCATAGATGCGTCCTCGTCCTAGTTGTGTGTGTGAATGAATGTAAAAATTTGTCTCTATATACATATTATAGCATCTTATCGTGAGACTGTCATGAGATGTGTGGAATCTCTGATGAGTATACTAAGTCGCATGAGACTGATTGTGATGAGAGTGAGAATCATGAGACTCACCCTACTTTCTTATGTGTCTTATTTGTATTACTATTACTTTTAATAAATTTTGATTTACGTTTATAATTAATAGTACTTGGTAATACTTGATAATTAACTTCTTTACAATTCTGTTCTAAGTGCGTGATTGAATTATATAATTGTTTGTAATATTCAGTTGAATGTTTATAAAATTTAAAGCGTTGATGATTCATAATACTAAACACCTACTAATTGTAATTGTTCGATATAATTAACACCATTAACTTGTAATCCTAGCATTTGTAAACAAATAATATCGCTGTCGTTGATTGTTTTCTTACCTGTAAGACTCTTGAGAGCATCTGCTTGTTGCTCGTCTGTAACATAGTGTAATGTTTTGCCGAAGGCTGTCTTAGGTTGTGTCTTAATGTTGGTCATGTTTGGAATCTCCTTTTCTCTCTTATGTACTAATTATAATCCATAAACTTGAGACTGTGTTGAGATTTGAGCATTACCACACATCTTATCTGAGTCGCACATGATTGTGAGTCTTAGTCTAATACTGATTGATACTGGATTAAGACTGAGATGCCAACAGATCGCTACACATTCCTTGACAGTCTCATGATGTGACACGTGCGTCCCCGTTGTGATTGTGACAGCTTAACAATCCGTACTTGACAAGTCCAATTTCGGGACTCAGCCGTCATACGTGTGTCTCTTGCGACTCGGATTGTTACAATGGGGGAGTTTGCGTCCGGCGAGGGTCGTATATCGACCTCAGAAATTTATGTTATTTTTTATCCAGTAGTGATTCTAGATACTGTTTCTTGAGCTGTAATTGCTGTTCTCTGTAGTTTAACAAAGGCCACTTGTTAATCTTAAGTGCTATCTTCATTTTGCTCCATCTTTCCAGTAATATACGCTCTATAGCTGCGAATATTCTCATGGTTGTTAGTTAGTGGAGGTCTATTAGGTATATCCATTCATAGGATATTAGGTGACAGGGAAAGAGTCCACCCTTCTCCTCCCCTGTATAAGTGCGTGATCGCTCAACGCCAGTTAGGAACATGGTTCCCGGTGTCATATCCTCTTGCTTCTCTACGCTGCTCTATATTCATGCCCAATACTAAGTGATTTGCACTCGATTGAGGGTCGTCTAGGAACGCTTCTAGTTGATCTAGGAACTCTTCGTTCTTTCTTTCCTTTATTTGTTCTAATGCACTAATATGTAGAGCATCTATAAAGTATTTTACGCCTTGTGCTAGACAATCTAATCTGTCATCGTGTTTTACTGCTCCTTTTTGCCGACACATACGGCTCATTTGGTAAAAGAGCATATATAAGAGCCTACTTTCAGGTGCACTGTCTTTGTTGGAGGCATAGTCCCAATCAATGACACTACGATCGACAACAAGACGGTGTTGATTAAGGATAGGCTCAAGACTGTCAATAATACGGTCTTCTTTTCGGACGTTAGCCCTAACTTCTTCAATACCAATATTTTGTTTGGTCTGAATAAGATGTTTTTTAAATAATTCACTTACGATTCCATCTCCAAAGTTTGTTTCGATAACCAAGCTTGATACATTGTACTTTTTACAGCCTCTAAGGATGTCGAGCAAGGTATTATCACTGTACCCGTCTCTGTAGGCTCGCACTTCATGCAGATAGATGATTCCGTTGCGTTGGGATAGATAACAAGCCGCTGTTTCGTCTGTACCCCTTCCTGATGGGTCAACGCTACAAATGGTTTCGTCATATTCTTCCCAATTCCCTTGCATTTGCATAGGTGAATAGAAATAGTCCCCCGGTAATCCAACTGAGGGTGCGTCTTTAATGACATTCTTTGGGTCTGAGCACCATATGATGTTTTCGGGTGCAGTATCAGGATTAACGCTAGTGACAATGAGATCAGCCATCTTAAGTGGGAATTTTTCTGCATCTGATAAGCTTGTGTCTAATTGAAACTGAAGCATATAGTTAGATCGACCCATAGACGCTTCACGTTCAAGTAAATCGTCATTTGTAAACCGATCATCTGTAGGAGCCCATTCTTCGACTCCATTATCTATATCTATCTGTAACTCAGGAGCTAGTAGTCCTTCGTATTGGGTAATGTTTTTACCTCTTGGGTATCTTGCCGGCCAAACCAAGGGACGATACGAACGCTCTGCCAACTTACGATAAATAGTAAAAGTAGTCTGAGGAGTCCCGAGATACATAATACGGCTATCGCTTTTCGGGGTAAGGATACTTTCCGCTTCAGTACAGAGTTGTAAAAGTTTTTCACGCATCAACTCCGTCATACTGTTGCCCGGGACCTCTACGTCGTCTAAAATCATGAGGTCGGCTCGGGAACCGGTCAGCTGACCAGTAATACCCACGCTTTTTACCGAAGGTGCTTGGTGAGGGGAACAGTTTACGTCGAAACTTATACGTGACCACCTCGAGTCGTCGGATTTGGGTCTTAAAAAATTTAACCATGGTGTCTCTATAATTAGTTTTTGTAAGAATATAGACATGTTGTCTGCACGTTCTTTCGATGCAGATATAATCATAATCTTACGTTCTGGGTCATTAAATAATGTCCACAGTACAAACGCTCCAGTAATCCAACTTTTTCCGACACCCCGGAACGCTTGTATTTGTAGTCTTTTTGGACCAGTCTGTAAGTAGTCTGCTATTGCATACTGTGCCCTAGTAGGCGGTGGAAGATGTAATTCATGCCATAACGCCTGCAAGAACAACTTAAAGTCTTGCTGTAATAGGGCTAGGGAATTTTTTTCGGTCATTTACTTCTTTGGTTTGCCATACTTGGGACCTCTATATTGTTCTGGTATTTGCATCTTAGGGTCTATCTGACCTTCATCTACTCTACGTTTAACTCTCTTAGGTTTAGCTATTTTAATCTTTTGCTGTTGTATACGTAGTCCAGTTTTGTCACCAGATGTACTAAACAATCTAAGCTGATCTCGTTGTTTTTCTAAGTCACTTAGTTGTTTTTTTAGATTCTTCATAGCCTGAGCATTAACCATAGGTGATTCACCAGACATCATAGATGATATTCTAGTTGATATGTTTTCTATCTCTCTGTTAAGTGCTTCGTATGGATTCTGTGCCTTTTCAGCAAACTTACCGGCTTTTGCATCAGGTAATCTTTCTGCTGTCTCTCGTGTAATACCGTGCATTTCATCTAGATATCTACGTATATCTGGATTAATTTCTTCTATAGATAACGGGTTTTTCTTTGTTAACGCACGATAAATAGATGCTTTTACTTGACTTTTATTAGTCATACCGGGTATAATACCAATTAATTTGTCATTATTAGCATCTCTTAAAGCCATATTATAAGACTTATCTCCGCTTTTTATATTCATATCTATATAGACATCTTTATATCTTTCGCTTCTATATAGTTGTGTTTCTATAGCAGTTTTGACTTTTGGAAAGATGTCATCTTCAATAATAACTAAATTTTCTGGGTCTCTAGGCTTAAATGGTCTAGGTTTCTTCCAGAATGGAGACTTTGACGCATGTATGTGTTCAACATAAATAATCTGATCTTCTGTACCACCTAAAATCTTTTGTGCTCTAATAGGGTCGTCATCTAATAATTTTCTTAAATGTGTTATTAGTGCTTCGTTCGCAGCTTGAGAATTTTTATATATTTCTCTAACAGCTTTGTTTTTACCACCAGTAGTTATATTCCATTTAGCTCGTTTAGCTTTAGCTCTTAACATAGCATCTATATCTCTAGGTACATAAGTTTGTTGCTTTTTAGACCAGTTAAAATATAACTCACCCGGGGTACCATCTGGTTTAACATACGGTAATCTACGCTTACCTTTATATTGGAATGTTGGTCTGCTAGTACTCCAGTTATTAATTTTACCTAGCAATCCTTGTTCATGAAACTTGTCAAGTTCATCTATAATCTGTTCTCCTAAAACTTTAGTATTGTTTGATAAATTAGCAAAAATACCTTCGTTACTATTTAGGATTGCTTTACCTTTTACTCCTCTTGTTAAAGGAAACATATTCGGAGTATTAGGATTTTGTTTGGGTTTCTTAGGACTTAAATACTGTCTTGTACCAGACTGCATCAACACTTCTTCTGGTGTCTGATCTTTTAGTTTACCCATCTTTTCTGCTACGTTCAGCTCTTCGGCTTCTAACTTTCGAGCAGCTTCTGCCATAGCATCATAGTCAGCGTCACCGGCAACTTTTGTTCCAATACCGGCTTCCTGTGCAGCTCCTATAAATCTTGTATCTGCACTTTTAGTTGCAAATTTACCTTTCTTTGCTTTTAAAAATGCTTTAATAGCTTTACCACCACCTTTAAGGATTCTACGTGGTATATAGCCTAAACCTAAAGTAATTAGGTCTAAACTATCAGGTATTAGCATTTCTCCGGCTAAGGCTGCAACCCAATGTTGTTCTGATAATCCAAACGTAGCTGCTTTGATAGCATCTTGTCTAGCATCATGTATACCAAAGAACTTATCCATCTTTTCTGGTACAGCTAGAGCTCGTTGTAAAAAGTTAGGTGTTTCTTTCTGATACTCTGCCTCTTGGTCAAACTCACTACGCAAAGAATTATCAGATTTTATATTAGTAGTAAAATGATAATCTACTTCATTCTCCTCGTTCATATCTGCCCTCGAATTGTTTGCGTCGTTTATACTCGTAGACTGAGCACGGATAACCATACTCAGCTTCGCAGTCAGGATGTATCGTTCGTTTATCTTGATACTCTTGCCCGTATGCTTTCTGTTTTTCTAAGTCTAACTTTAAGTCCTTATCTCCAGATTTACCAATGCTTGTCATAATGTCGACAATCTTTTTGGTGCCTTCAAAAACTTCATCAGCTAACGTGAAATGTTTTAGATACGGCCAGTGTTTCTTTATACTTTTTTTAATACTGTCAGAAACTGGATTGACTACTTTGCCCTCTTCGTTAATGTACACAGTACCTTCGCCGTCTGGGTTAGGATAGAACCCTGCTTTCTTTTGTTCTTTACTCATCTAATATGTGATAGAATAGTTTGTTCTCTATCTGTGATACCGAATGTCGACCTCATCCAGTCTCTCCAGTTTTTACTTCCTTTTGCCTGATTGCATCGCCTACACGATGGGACAACATTTGTCGCCACATCTTCCCCGCCCTTACATTTTGGGCGTACGTGGTCAATGGTGAGTTTTTGTAATTCATAAATTCCTCCGCAATAAACACATGTACAGTTGAAGTGCTCTTTGATGGCTCTTCTCCAGAGCCGTTTAGAATCTGAACTTGTCATGGTTATTAAATTTTGTAGATAATGGTCAGGTTTAGGTAGTAATGGGGTCATTTTTTAATTTTGAGTCTGCTACGTCGATTTTTTGATGGCTTTTGTAATCTGCCACGGGTTTTACTACCCTTATAATGGGCGGCATCCAACCCGTCACGGTTGCCATATGTTCCAAGTTTGCGATTAAGTTTGTTTGCATTGACTCTAATTTCTAGACCTTTTTTGGTTTTGTTGTATCTCCGTTGCTGTTTGCGACGTCTAGCCGCTGCCTTCGGATTCTTTTTGTAGTATTCAGAAGTTTTTGCCATACACTTTCCTCTGTACGAGTGTTGGGTCGACAGTTGGTAGAAGTTTATTAAGCTTGTCTAAAGGACTACCTTCGTAGGCAACACCAGTAATGTCGTTTGTCTTTAGCCAATCGCAAGCTGCTTTTAAATCTTGTGTTGTAGCTTCTCCACTCTTTATTCTATGCAAGAAGTCTTCTGTAACAAGGTAGTGTAGCTCATTAAAACTTTCTTCTGTTGCTTTCCTAGGTAGTTTCTTTAGTTCATCCATTATGCTTTGCCTTTTTTGTTTTTAAAGTGTTTCCTAATTAGATCAGCGTCTTTATCAGTATAAGGGTCATTAGGGTCTTCATTAGGAGTTCCCGCTTTATACTGTCTCTTAGATGCGTCTCTTACGTCTTTAGGTACTCCAAAAAAGTTAGCACTAGCTATGTTAATGTTACCTGTTGGACTTGTTTTCTTAGCACCTTTAGATGCTCCTGATTTTGCCATTAGACTGGTAATAAGTTTTTCTTGACTAGCTCGACTAGCTTGTCATCTACAGTGTTATCTGTATTTTTTGCATAAGCTTCTAGTAGTTTTACTACAAGCTCTTTTACTGCATTAGTTTTTAGAAATGCAAATATTATAGGTTTAATTACTGTAATCATGATTCCTCGGTGGTTTCTTTTTTAATATACTGCCCTTTAGAATTGCGTTTTGCTTTTCTTTTAGCAGCTTTTTCAGCTTTAGCTTTTGCTTCCGCTTCCCATTTTAGTGTTAGTGAACTCATTTTTGCCAAAATTTCTTTTTCTTAGGGGGTTGTAAAGATGATATAGGTACTATGTCCTGACAAACTTTAGCCATTTTAGTCCCGGGTCTGTATGTAAAACCCTTACGTTGCAAATCTGCACACTTGCCTGCTCTTGTAATCTCATACTCAAGCTTCATAGTTTCGTGTCGTAGCTTTGCCATCTCTTTACATTGTTTATAGCCTGACTTATCTAGTGGAACCATAAAGTTAATCTGGAATCCCCAGTTCTCGGCTAGTGTGTAACTGGTTGGCTGCATAAATTCGTCGAGTGGTTTAGTATGATTGCCCATATAAAAAGGTTGGAATGTCATTGTACTGCCATTACAACTTATATTAGGACCATAATACTGTCTACTCTGTGCTCCATTGTTTTGAAACTGTACAGCTTGGTTAGTTACATTACCGGTAGCTGCCGCTACAGGGTTACTATTGTTATTAGTCTCTCCTTCTGCAAGTACAGGTGTACCTATTGAGAGAAGATAGAGTAAGACGAAGTAACTGCGTCTGTTGTGATAGTTCTGTCGATGTTTATTGTTTCGATCGTGCCTGCGGCTCTTTCTGTGATCTGTAAATCCCAGTCTGCTGCATTGTTTGTTGGTGCATAGACTGTACCTGTACCGCCTATACCATTGTCTCCAGTCACAGTGATGTTTGTACCACTGTAAGAGGTTGAGGCTGACCCTTGAATATCGTGAACTATTGTCTCTGTTATTACTTGGTTTGTTGTTGTCGTTGACTGCATCGACCCTGTTGTAAACTGAGGCGTGACAGTGTTTGCTCTTGCTATTGCGGGTGACAACAATGCTAAGAGAAGAATCCATTTTTTCATTTCTTTAGTGTAGTATCCTTCTTGTCTCCGTTCTTCTTACCATTTCCCGTAGATAGCCCAAAAGTGGCTAGTGCTCCTGTAAAAATCGAAGCGACGAACGTGATATCGCCTGCCGTAGCTGACTTCTTAACCATAGGCAGCTCAACATAGCTTAATGTAATAATAAACCCTGACCAGATTACAACGCCTAGACGCACTGCTGCACCTAGTACTGCCATCTGTTCTTCGTGGTCATCTACATTTTCTTTGAGCTTTGTAAGGAGTCCTTTCTTTTCTGGCGGTTTTGTTTCCATTTGTTTATCTTACCTTGTAAGAACTTCTGTAATCTCTTTTTAATTTGTTCTATAACGGGCTGTGCAACAGTTGTAGCCGCTACTGCTGTAACAGCTGCCACAGTTGTAGTAACTAATACTTCAGCCGGTGGTATAGGTATAGGTGGTAAGGGTGGTAAAGTTAGCGTAGGTGCAGGCGGTGTCTCTGTTTGTACAGGTTGTGTATCCTCCGGTTCTTTAAGATCACTCGGAGGTACAACCATAGGTTTATAAAAAGGCACGTCTGCACTTGGCAAAGGTATCTCTATCGTTTTTATCGGTTCGTGATCTGGTATCTCTACAAACGGTATTACGATGGGATTAGCCATTTAGTTTTTAGTGCTGCTATTGTGTCAGCATCTGTAATTTTAGTTAGTGTAACAGTTGTGTTAGTCACTAAAGCAGGGTCAAACCCCGCTTCAGTTACAACTGTGTTACCTAATCTAGTCCATCTTTTATTGGCTGTGCCATTTAGTCCGACACCCCAATCTTCTGCTTTACCAGTTTCAGCATATGTGTAATATTCTGCTATGGTAAATGGTCCCTCTCCGGGATGTACATGTGTTTTTGGTGTTGCCATTAAGTGTTACCTCCTAAGTTCCATTGATATCTCCAGAATCCGTGATAGCCACCGTAGTAGAATCCGTTTTGACTCCAACTAGAGTCTCCACCTACGTAAAGCACACCGGCATCTGTTAGTACATGCCATGCGTTTTCACTATTTGTAGGTCCAACATGACAATAATCTACTACTTTACCGGGGAACTGATTTACAGGATAGAAAGAATCAGAGTAAACTTGGTCAGTGCTATTATCAGCGGGACCTGATCTCATGTTTGATTCGTTATCTAGTTCAGTATTAGGGAACATTTGATAATTCCAGTATCCGGCAGCAAATAGCTGTCCGTATTCGTCAATAAGTACTACACGGTTAGCGTTTTCACCACTATATCCTTTTGGCATTATCTTAACAATCTTACCAATAACCATTTTACCGGCATTAGAACCACCAGTTTGGAATGAATCCCAGTTACCAAATGATTCGTTAACTATATTCTGGTTAGATTGATCGTTCCAATCTTGACCTAAGTCACGGAATTGTAGTTCTTTACCAAACCAGTTGTTTATACCTGTACCTTGTGTAGAACTACTTACATTAGATGATGTACTTGTAGCAGTACCCTGTTGAGCATAAGCATTATCGCCAGTAGCGTATAGCTTTTGTGTTGCTCCTGTTGTACCACCATCAGTAATTATATAAAGTGTAGAGTATCTATTGTTATTTGTAACAAAGTAGACAACTTTTTGATCGTTACTATTCCACAGCGTAGAACTATTAGTCAATAGCTGAGGCATAGTTTGAGAAGTTGTATTACTAGAGTCATAATATCCAGTACTATAACCGTAGTTTTCTAGATATCCAAAGAAATATAGCTTACCTTCGTCAGTTAATACCCAACATTTACCCTGATCGTCGTCATCTTGGTTAGCTTGTAAGTGTACAACCTTTTTACCTAGTAACTGTGAACCGGCTACGTTAGTTATTTCCTGTGGTGTTGTTTGGTCAGTAGTATTACCTAAACCAAGTTGTCCGTAGTTATTTCTACCCCAACCCCATAACTTACCTGTGCTATCTATAGCGTAAGTTGATGTATAATAGTATCCACTTGTATGAACGTAGATAATATCAGCATTATTAAAGCTAGCCTTTGGTATTCTCTTAAAGTAATAGTTACTACTTGTGGTATTATTACCCAACTGACCGTATCCGTTGTAACCCATAGTATATAGGAAACCGTCGGTATCTATCATGTATTGAGAATAATAACTCTGTGCACCATGGTCACCAGTATGAGCATTACTTGTTTCCATCTGTTTGATCTTAGGATAATTACTTCCTGTCAATCTTGTACCAGATTCATCGTGAAATACACATGCGTATTCCTGATGTGCGTCTCTAGTTACACCATTACCGAAAGAACCATACCCACCATAACCTGCAAAGGTTACAATACCATTTTCATATAAATGATATGCGTAATAAGAACCTTTATGTACCTGTTTCAATCTTGGTTTTGTTACCTGTGGTTCACCCGCAGCATTTAAGTAACCTAAATCGTTACCGTCGACACCTGTTAAGAAGTGTGCATAATCACTATTCCCTGCTAAAGCTTCAAACCATATCTTAGGAGTTCTCCAGTTAGAACCCCAAGGACGATAGTCAGCTGTGTTAATGGCAGAAGTACCCGCACCAACTCCACCACCATAGTAGTAGCCATTGGAACCGTTGTGTAGCATATTACCCCACATTGTATACCTAGTTCTGGTAATAATTCCACCTTGTCTATATCCTACGGATGTAGTACCATATCTGAATCCTCTACCAGAATTTTTAAGATATCCGGGTAATGGTAAGATACTTTCTGTATAGTTATTGATATCGTGGTTAGCAAATACGTTATATGATGGGTCGTTGTAAGCTGTATCACTTAAATCTCTAGGTTCATCTTGTTTTCTACTCTGTGCACCAGACCACTTAGGTTTGAAGAACATGCTGTTAAGAGTTATATTAATCTCGTCAGCAGATAAACCTTCGTCTCTAATTATAGCATGAGGAGTAGCGTCAGATGGTACGAAAGATATAGAACCACCGGCTACAAAGTCAGGTGTTACACCCGCAGTTATACGTCCGTTAGTACCGGCTTTACTATGGTTTGCCTGATCTTTAATAGAGTAGGTCATACCTGTAGCAGTTGGGAACGTAAAGGTATAATGATTACCTCTAGTTAAGTCAATAGTAGGATGTGAGTCACTATGTAGTAGTCTACCAACTATCTTTGTAGATGATGTCCATGTTATAGCTGCACCCATACCACTATGCTGTGTACAGTAATATTCATATACTAACTGACCTAAGTGTGGTACTACCCAAGTAACAGTTGCTCCGGCTTGACCCGGTGTACCTGATCTTGTAACTCCATTTGCTACAGCACCTGTTTCAAAGTCAAATGTAGGGCTAGTAGCAGCTGATCTTGCGTTAAATGCTAAAACGTGAGTTGCATTAGTTGCATCACTAACGTCAAATGTATATGTACTTCCAGTCTTTAGTGTAAGTGCTAATTGACTTGTTCCATTAATTACAAACTTACCGCCTGCTACAGTTACAGTATATGTAACACTTTCAGGTGTAGGATGATCGCTGTTAAATAGATAAGCTGACTTACCATCAGTAGCCGGTGTTGCTCCGGGTAGCTGTACCTGTTCATAAACAGCTGTTGTACCCGCAACGAATGACTCTTTAGGGTCGTTTTCTACAATCAGACTTGAACCTAATGTACCAATATTTAGAGCTAGGTTAGAGCCTGCATTACCTCTGTATTCTAGGTCTCCGGGTGCCGCATATGTACCCGCTGTACCTGTTGAAAGAACTTTCCAATGGTTTGTGGAAGCTGTTGTTCCGGGTGTATAGTTTGTACCTGATAATGGACTAACGCTGTCAGAATCCATTATATAGGCAGTACTATTATAAAGAACTACGTCACCTCTATAATAGCTTGTTGAACTAGACCATGTGCCTACGTAGTTTATACCACGTTGCATGACTGTCCAATTCGTTGTGTTTTGTTCTGGTGAGTCTGTTGTATTTGCTGCGTCTACTATACAAATATAGCTAGACCCGTTATAAAATACTACATCATCAACCTCGTAGGCAGAAGTTGTACTCCATGTACCTTTCCAAGTAAACTTCAGTTTGCCTAAATCTATTTGTGCCATTTTTTAAGCTGTTGTATTTAATATTAAGTGTCCAGAAGAATTTAGGGAATATCTGGGAGTTCCTTGTGTTCCGCCGGATGTTGCAGAGTGTAAAGCAGCAGAGTCTCCAATTAGCCATTGTGCTTCGCCTTTGTACTCATAATCCTTTACTGCATATGTAGCAGTGTTAGAAGCAGTTGCATAAGTTAATTGTAATACACCTGTACTACTTCTAGAAAAACCATAGAAGACAGTAAAGCCTGCATATGAATTTGCTAGTTGAGCATAATGTAAAGCGGAGAACTGATTTGCTACACCCGTAGATGTAGTAAATGCAGTATTTGCAGGGTTTGAAGCATACTTGTTAGCATCATTAACCTGAGCTGTCATGTTAGAGCCTGCGCTCTGTGCTGTAATTGCACTTGCCGCAGCTGCATTAGCCTGTGCTAAAGCGTTTGTAGCTTCAGTTGCAGCCGTCGCAGCACTCGAAGCCGCAGCAGCTGCTTGCGTTGTAGCGGTTGTAGCATGCCCTGCTAACACTGTATTATTGTTTGTTGTGATGTCTTCAACTTGTTGTTTGTTAACACCATCTGTTGCAGATATACCGTCTGCTACATTAGTAATACGGTTACTATCTACGTTTAAGTTACCACTGATGGTTACGTTAGACAACGTACCACCTAGGTTTTGCACTGCATCTTTTTCTTCTTGTAAAGAGTATATAGTTTGCAGTGCGTTTTCGTTTAAGTCAGCTGCTTTTACAGAGGAGCCGGGAGTATACGTAACTCGAGGCGAACCAACATCCGTGCTTCTAGCAATACGAATTATTACTGGACTGCTAGGAATATTTCCTGTTGTAAATTCAACTGTACCACCACCTGTAGGTGTATAGTTAACTATGTTATAGTGAGTGCCTGCTGTTTGTAGTGCACCATCTAGCTTAACATCGACATCAGTGGTAGTAATAGATGGGAAGGTAAAATTTTTATTATTGTTACCATCCGCTGTATATTCAATGAATGTTAGTGCCATTATTTATAAATTTTAAGTAATTCAGAATAAGTAGTTTGATCTGTCTTCATGTTACGTTTAATCGTTGCTTCTGCATTAGCTTTTTGTAATGCTAGTACCTCGGGTAAATCGACCATACGTGCCCAAGCGTTACCTTTTGCTTCTCTAAACAGTTTTTTTATCATTATATTATGGAAGTAATCTTTATTTTCAAACTTAGTTCGATCACCACTCTTCATATCCTTACGCCTTTGATTGACTGATGCTATAATTCTAGGGTCTCTAGCTAGCCTATTTAGTTTAGCTTCTAGCTTTTCTTTACCCATTTCTTCTTGAAATATAGCTCGTAAATTAGGTGAATCAGATAAATCATCACCATCAGGAGAGAACATAGTTATTAACCGTGTATCATATCCTTCTTGTAATAGCGAACGTCCCGGAGAATTTTTTAGCACAAAATTTACGGGTATAGTAGCGTTCCAAGTTCTTTCAATAAAGTTCCAAGGTTGTAATCTCTGACCATTTAATATATCAGTTTTCTTAGGTAAGTCACCACCATACATTCCGGCAAAGTTTTCACTCAATCTGTTTCTATTACGTATAGAATCAATAATACCTGACTGTAGTTCATTAACACCAGACTGTGAGAATATATTACCTAGTGATGCACGTAAGCCTGCAAGAGGTACTTGGTTGTTAATTAAGCCTGCAACTACTCTATTGACTTGACCGGGTTTACCACTAAATATATCTACAAATGACTGCATACCCGCTAGGTAAGACTTACTGGTCACACCCTGAGATAATAATAATGCCATTTTTAGTAGATTATCTTTTGTCCACTCTTCTCCCATAAGTTGACTTGCATCACCTATGTCAGCTATCATAGACATAATCTGGTTGAATGGTTCAAATGAATCATACTCAACACCTATATCGCCAAAGAATAAAGTTCTTGCTTTAAAACCACCATCTATCCATGCTTGTCTCTGTTGCCTATCTATTGGTCCGTTACCAGTCATACGCCCTGTCATCCATGCCCATGATGCCATACTTACAAGTGAAGCACCCATCATCAATCTACCTGTTTGTAATGCCTTAGCATTAATTAGGTCTTGGTCTGTCATAATACCATATTTAGACGCTAGCTCGTCGGTTAGTTTGCCGGGCTTGGCAAAGGCTATATCGTTAAACTCTCTTACTAGAAAGTTAAATCCGGGTGTATGTTTTGCAGTTAGTGCTAATCCGTTTACACCTGTTCGAGCAAACAGGAAGAAAGGTTTAGCCCAAGGGTTTTGTTGAAATACTGCGTTTAGATTTGCAGCAAAACCTGACAAATCTTGCGTTAGGGTTACTTCTTGTCTGGCAAATTTTGTTGCTCCTTCGACGATATTACCGTCAGCATCAAATATATCAGAATAGAAATAATCCTCATAACTTCTTATTAGTGCGGGATTGATTTTTATACCATCTGCAAGTGCACCGGCTTGTTGTGCATCAAATGCAGACATTAAAGCTTTCTCCCTCATTTTAGCTCTACCTAATATAAATGCAAACGCATCGTCAGTAGCCGCCATTAGTTTTGTGCCGTAAGTCAAAAAGTTTTTATCATTCATACTCCGAGCCATATTTGCCATAGCAAATGCAGCCTTGTCTCCGGCAGACGCACGATCGCTTTCAGCCCATCGTCTTAGTATTTCCCAGTTATCATCTCCCTGTGTATATTCAGAGAAACGAGTTTTTACAGTAGCAATTTCTCCTGACCAATATGAGTTAAGTCTAGTTTTAAACAACTCAAATGACTCAGGTATAGCTTCCATCATAGCGTTCATAGATGCTAGACCCGCACGTATTGTACGTGTGTCACCAGTAAATGGCAACCTTCCTAGACCACCTAATGTAGTTGCAAAAGGACGTAAGAATGTATGAGTAGATGTACCAATAATAGCTCGTAAAGGAGTTTTAGGTCCAGATAATACACTGTGTATCATAACACCTTGTAGTTCTCTGATTAGTGCACCTGTCTGGTTTTTACCTTCAATCGTACCACCTTTTACCATCTTTCTTGCCCATGCGTCAAAGTCATCAAGACTGTTAACTGTCTGCATAGATGAAAAAGCTTCAAACAATGCCATCAATAAGTTAGTATCATCAGAGTTATTGTTAATATTTAGTATACTTTGTATAGCTTCTCTTGTATCAGCCATATCAGCATCAAGAGTTCTTTTCAAATAACTACGTTTAACCCCTGCATCTAACTCTCTAAAGTTCTGTGACTTTATAATTCTAGCACGTTTTGCTTCAGTCAATGCCATAAACATTGTATCTCGTATAGCTTCTAGTGGTCCGTCAACGTCTGCTATATCAACAAAGTTGGCTAACTCTCTACCCGCTATACCCATATCTCTAACTTGCTGTAGTAATGTACCGACAACCATATCAGCAACAACTACGTACTTACTTGTCATAGTTTCAAGTTTGTCAACTATGTTTCCATCTATATCAGTTATCTCATAAGCATCTGTAGCTCGAAATAACTCTTCTAAATAGGCTTCTGGTGACATGTCAGCTGCATTTCTGCCTAGTGTTATTCGCTGATGTGCTGCAATAGCATCACCAAACACATCTACTAGACGTAAATTCTTAGCTTTAACTTCATCTATAATGTTTTTGTACTTGTTATTACTATATAATTTTTTTAATACGTTATCTACAACATCTTCACTAAGTCCAGATTCTTGTGCACCTCTAGTTCTTTGTACAGCTGTAACAACATTACCGCCTGCACCTTCTTCTGAACCCCAGTTTTCACGTATTTTCTTATCTCGTACCCATACATCGTAAGGGTCGTCCTCAGAAAAATATGCTCCCTGATGTGGTTCAGCTAGCGGTCTATTTTTAGCCGCTCTAAATCCACGTTCTCTATCTCTTAGTTGTTTTAATCCTAGTTCAGTGCTTTGATCTAACTGACTTTGACCTCTTTTCTGTACATATTGGGCAACGGATTTTTTACCTTTTCCTATTGCCATAAATGCACCATCAAATACAAGTCCGATTCCCATACCTTCAACGATGTTTTTTAACTTCATCATCATAGGATGGTCTTCTTCCTGTGTACTAAGTGGTGTATCCATCCAACCATAATGGTCTCTAAGTGAACCTAAAGCATTATGCCCATCAGATTCTTTAGATATTAGGTCAGATATAGCACCAACACCGGCTGCTCTTACAAGGCTATTAGCACCTAGTAATGCTTTTGCACCGGCACCTATACCTAATCCTACGCCTGCTTTGGCTGCAACTGCGGCTGTTCCGAGTATAGCAGCTGACATAGAACCAAAATGTACTACACCTCTAGCTAGTTTACCCCACCATGTTTTAGTAATGATAGGATTCTCGCCATTTCCTGTAGCAGGGTCCCACTCAGGTTGATAGTAACCTCTTTCTTTTCTTTCTCTTTGCCACTCTCCAGAAAACATATCAAGTGCACGTTCTGGAAGAGTAGTAACACTCGATACAGTGTCCTGTAATCCACCTGTTACTGCACTAGATAGTTCTTTAGCAACACCCTTGACTCCCCAAGATTCTTTTTCTCGTGGGTCAACAAGTTCTTCTTGCTCTTCTTCTATTGCAGTTTCTTCTGCTTCAGCATATTGCTGTGCCTCTTGGAGTTTTCCTTCAATTTGTTGTACAGCTTCAGAGGCGTTTAAGCCGGACATGGGGTCTTCTTGCAACCCCTGTTCGACATCAAAATAATCTTCGTTCATTCTACCTCGTCATTCATTAAGTTTTCAGCTATACCTGAGTCTAGACACCAAGGGGAGTTATAGCCTGTATACAAATCATCATCAAAACTCACAGCTAAGTCAGAAGATTCTTGCCAACTTATGTTTAATGGTTTTATTTCTTTTTGATAATTTTGTAAATTCATGTAGCTTTGTTTGCCTAGTATATTATACATAAACAATGCCTGTTCGACCATGTCTTGCGTATTTTTATCATACGGCATTTGTAATATATCAGGACCTAAAATTTCAATAGCTTTATTTAAGTCACCAGTAGTATGTCCATATATACCTACACCACCATAAAGACCGTAGCCCTTACCTTTCATTAAGTCGTTAACTTCGCCTAATGGAGTTACTGTAGGGTCAATACGTTCTCCACCTGTTGGAGATATAAATGATTCATGTAATGGATTCTTTTCAAGACTTTTTAATATGTCAGTACTTGATGGGATAGTGTCTGTTCCATTTTCTGGCATAGTCCATATATTCTCTCCACCAGAAACATTTATAAGACCTCTCATAGCCTTGCCGTCTCCCGGCATGTGACAGAATAATCCTTTAGTATCTTTATCTAGTCTGGCTTCTGGAATTGTAGTCTCACCATCTTTAAGAAGACCTAAAGCCTTACCTCGCATTTGTATAACTTCATGTGATGTATAGTTTTTAGCACCTACACCTACTTGTAAGTAATATAAAGGCATCGGTCCATTACCGGCTAAATAGTTAACTAAAGCTTCTTGATGTATCTTTTCACCGGGTAAGTGCTTTTCACCATTTAATAAATCATCTTGTACGTTAGAATCATTTATTAAGTCAGCAGCTACTGTACCTTGTTTTAGTATTAGTGTTCTGTTGGCAACATTAGCTGCACCCATACCATCTTTAAGACTTGTATCAAGATACTTATACCCTGCCTGTTTGGTTTGTGGGTCTTGCTCATTAAATGTTGCTATAACATTTTTTCTAGCTTGTTCAATAGCAACTTCTGGTGGTACACCTTTTTTAATTAACTCTTCAACTTGTATCCTAAAATCTTTTTTAGCATTATAAGTTATCTGATTATTTTCACCTGATTTGATTGCTACGTTACTTTCTCTTTTTAGTTTTGTATCAATATGATCTTCTACTATTTTTAAATCAGATTTGTATGCGTCTTTATGTATTTCAAGTATTTGACTAGGCTTATATTTTTTACGATACTGTTCACGTAATTTTGGGTCATTGATCTCATTTAATCTCATGTCAAGATTATCAATGTGACCTCCGTTGTCTGGGTCGTAAAAATCAGCTTCTAGTTGCTTGATAATATCTTGGTCGATCTTATCTTCAGAAGTCCTATATTCCAGTAATGGTTCTAGCTCTTTGTAAAACGGGTGAGCTTCTGTTATATTTAGATCATTAGTAATTTCTTCAACTAATCCTCTTAACTGCTCTTCGTTTATCTCGCCTTTCATATTAGTTTTAATATGATCTAGCTGTGCTTTTACCTTAGTCTGTATATCAAGTTTCTGTTCGTTTTGACCATTAACATAATCAAGACTCTTAGTCTTATCTATAACTTTACTGATTCTATTATAGAACTCAGGTTGAGATTGTTCTAATGTAGTAAGTTTACCTGTGCCTCTATGTTTGAACTCTTGCTCAAGCATTTTTTCAGCAGCTGAAATAGTTATACTTCCGTCTGCAATCTTTTTTTCTAAGTCTATAGCTGCTAGTTCATACGCATATGGTGTATTCTTAACACCAGTTGCATATTCAAACTGTGCAATATATCCAGAGTTTTTATCAACACCGTCTCCAACTAAAGCTTTAATACCATCAGTATTTACATTTTTAGCAAAGTCAGTTTGACGTGTAACTTCCGCAGCTTTCTGAACTTTTTGATACTGTCCGTCTACCGCTTTACGATAGAGACCGGCAGTAGTTTCATTAGTTTTTTTAAGAAGTTCTAATCTTTGTTTTCTACCTAAGAAGTTATCACCACCTTTAAATATACCAGATTTAGCATACCACGATTGGTCCCAAAATCTTTGTAGTTGAGCGGCTAATTTAAGATTACCTTTTTGTATAGCTTCTTGTACAGACACTCCGCCTGCTTTAAGTTGAGCATCAGTCATTCCTTCTAGCTTAACTTTTCTAGTTAAATTTTCAGTAACATATCCTTGATGATCTTTTGTTAAATCAACAGTAAGTGCAGCTCCACGTGTGCTATAGTCATTAAGCATGTCTCCTTCAGAAACTGCTATATACTCTTCTTTAGCAGCAGTGCTATCAGTTTGATTAATTTCGTTCTGTAGCTCACCAGTTATTTTTTTAGCTTCAACACCGGCTTCATTAGACTTTTTACTTAGCTCTTCTTCAGCTGCCTGTTCATCATCTTTTTTATCAATAGTAGTAGTTTTACCGGCAGGCTTTTGATCTATAGGAACTGTACTACCAGAAGGTAATTGGTCAACAGGTACGACTTCCTTCTTTACTTTTTTACCACTTGAAGGTAACTCTTTATCTATTTCATCAGTAGCTTTTTGGCTTTTTAATAACTCATTAGCTTCGTTCCATTCAGCAAGCTCTTTAGCAAACTGACCGCCCTGTTTAATTAGCTGTCCAAATTTCTGAAAGTTCTGAGACCTTTGATTCGCCATTCTAACAGCTTCAGCACCACGAGCAGCATATTCTGTCTCGTTACTTTTTGTAACTGCATCTTGTTCAGCGTTAATAGCTTTAGAAAAATCTCCTACCTCTTCATAGTTGTACTGAGAGGTATTGAACATATTTGAATCCATTATGCTGCCTCCAGTTCTACATCTAGTTGATCGTAGTAAACTCCGAGTAATCCATTTTCCATAACTGTTACAGCCATAGGATTTATTTTGACTACATCTTGTGCAATCACACCTCTGTATCTTTCTTCAGCATCTTCTCCTTTGTAGTTCCACTCGTAAATTGTGTAACCGTCAGGAGATTTGCCTACTTCTTTAATGTTCTCTTTTACACGCCTGTCACTAACACCGGGTAACGCCATGATACCGCTTGCTACGTTAAGACCAAAGCTAACACTATTCATGAACTGACCGGCTCTATCTTTAGGAGGTAACATAGTAGGCATACCAAATTGTGGTCCCATACCAAGTCCCGCTCTCTGTTTTCTTTCCATAGCCTGAGTGCCTTGCTGTAATCTTTGTTGAGCTTTGGCTTCACCTACAGTTGCTAGTTTATATTGTTTTCTATCTATATCAGCGATTTTATTAAAAAACTCCATCTGTCTGGCTCGACCGGCATTTCTGCTCTGTCCGCCTTCATTGACTTTTTGATTACGAAACATCTTTGCAGCAGCATTTTGCTTACCTACTAAAGCGTCTCCTTGTGCTTTTGCAGCATATTCTTGGAAATCACTTAATGCACGTGATCTACCGATACCTCGTATGTTTTTTAAGTTTTCTTTAAAATCTGATTCTTTATTCCATTGTTTAATGGAGTCGCCATAATACTTGGCGATACGAGCTTTGTTACGCTCTCTTGCTTGTCGCCTTATTCCGGCGTTAGGGTCTGGTGCACACACGGCAAAATTCTATAAATGGTAAATTGTTTGGTCCATGATTAAACTTACGTAAAAACTTGAAACCTATGAATTTGAGTAGTTTTAAATGTGCTGTATTTCTACAGTCTACGATGTTCCACAATAGAGGCTCAGTACGGCTATCGACCCACCGCTTGGCTTCTCTTGCAAATGTAATTGGATAACGATGGATTGCCGGAGTGCATAGCATCCAGATTTCTCCACCGTCCCCGACTCCTGCTAGTCCGGCAGTCTTGCCGTCTGGTACTGTGAAATACACAGCAGAGCCTTCCTGAGCCACTCTAGGGAGGATTAGGAATGGGTCTAACCCATGACCCTCGACGACCTCTCTGAGGTCATCTGGGCGTAGGTTATAGGCCACCTCTAAGGCAGCCTCTTTTGTAATTGGTTTTACGTATTGATCTAATTTAGACACGTTTGTAATATTTAGGTGAAAAGTCTCCTTCCCAACTCACAGCTCTTAGTGTGGATGGTGCAGGGTGTTGAGATTTAAGTGTAATATCTACGTTAGTATTACGTTCATATACTGGTATAGTTTTTATAAACTCTTCTATGTATGGTGCATCAGATACATCGTACTCGTCTAACTCTGTAGATTCGTATACTTCTGTATAATCATTTTTACCAACACGTGATAGAGTTGTTTCATAAAGACCTATCTTACCAAAATGAAGTTTCATTCGGTGAACTACAAGTGATGAATTAACATCAGCTTTAGCTTGTTGACCTTGAGTCTGTGTTACATAAAATGTAGGAAATAGTACTTTGTATTCATATAAATAACCTACAAAGATTGATGTTCCTGACCAGTCTCCCGGTAAAGTAAACTCAGTGTTATTTTGTATTGTAGCCTTTGCATAGCGACCTACTCTGGTAGATGCAGTATTAGTATCTATAGCAACTAGATCATAGCTAGGTGTAGTAACTAAAGGAATCCAACTGTTACCAGTAAATGTAGTTTTATTATCGTTATGATTAAAAGTACCACCAGTTATTGGAATATGATTATCTATATGTAGTAAATAATCGACATTATCTTGTATAATAAATGGGTCAGATTCTGTTTGTACTAATCTTACTTCTTGTAAGAAATTATCTGTATCTAAAAAGTAGTATTCGTCATTAATAACAAAATGATATTTGATTGGATTATTAAATTTCCATCTAAACCAAGCTGATTGTTGACGTTTATCTCCTACGTTAAGATATCTAAATCCTTGTACTTCATCTGAGTCAGTTTTACCTATTAATACTAGGTTATTCTCTCTTGAGTTAGTAAATAAGTCTACACCTTTCGGTATTAGTGTAGGAACTACCTGACTTTGGTTTACTACGTTAGGTTCTCCTTCTCTAGCAATATTAGCCATCTCCATAAAGCGGCTAAATTTACCAGAATTATCCATATATGCGACTGTCGTACCTAATGATATAGGACGTATGTTCTTATTATAGTTAAATGTAGATATACTACGTAACTTAGCTGTGTCAGGGTTAAGCACTGTATCGTCAGATGACAGTAAAAACTGTTGGTTTGTACTAAATACTACAAGACCTGAGTTAATATCTATACCATCAAATAGCTCTGACGGAAAATTAGACGAACATGATATATCAATAGGGTCGTTTGGACTCACAGTTAACGCTGTTTCAGCAAAGAAATCAGGGCTACCTAGTGTACCCGGGCGACATAATACCACGTTTTCGCCTGCTAAGAAGGCTAATCTGTTACGGAAAAAGAGTACTCTATTGATACGCTTGTCTACAAACGATGGAAATGGGTTGGTGTTATCATCACCTATTTCTCTGCTACCATATGTAAACTGTTTGATAGTAAATGTAGCTATCTCGGTAGATGTATTTTGGTTAGCTAGAGCAGTTCTTTGTATAACTAACGGCATATTCGTAAGGTCTTTATCTATTCCCGGCTTGGCACACTCTACCCATGAGCCTGTACCATCTTGACCATTTAGACCATCAAATCGTAGGTAGTAATCATCTTCATCTGATTGTCTTGAATTAGATATTTTAACTATATATCCATGCCTACATTGTTTCGGTAGTAGTGACACATCGTTCACGGACGTACCCATACTTCGCATCAAATCATCTTCAACTATCTCTACATTAAATGAGGTAGCACTAGACAGGTAGATTCCGTTACCTATAATCTTACCAGTAACACCTGATGGTACGTCTCCAAGAATACCACCTAATACTGTGTCAGAACTTACTGCTGTTTCAGCATCGAATGGTGTAGGTGTTGGACGTGATAATTTTAGATTAGCTTTTACGGATATAGTTTCATGCTCCATAACCTCTATAATATAGGTAGCCGGTGATTCTCCTTTACCAGAGTTACCACTTGTTCCACTACTGGACGAGCCAGATATGGTGCGTCCCTTTGCAGAGTTCATAGTAACAGTTACCTGATCTCCGAAAGCCCAACCTTCTCCACCATGTAAAAGTATAGCTTGTCTACTGTAAGCACAGGCAAAGTCATCTGGAGAGTCTCCATCAGCACCTATGTTACCTTGCTGTCCACGTATGTCAAGTTTAAATATTAGATTGTTTTTACCAGAGGTTACTGTAGTATTATTTACGTCTGTGACTAATACTGTATTTGTACCAGTATAGTTACTAGCAGCTGTACAAGCAAATGTTTGTATACCTATACCTCTGCATTGTCCAGTACCACCACTTTCATCAAGTGTGTCAGATAGGATTTGTATACGTGTAGCTCTAGTAAAACTTGTTTCTGTATTGTTATTATAATAATTCAACCCGTACTGTCTACCATTTTCAGTACGTGTTATTTCAATAAACGCAAAATGAGGGTCAGGATTATCTTGTGTTGTACCTGACTTTCCTATTAGTGTATTAGCGTTAGTAGCGTCACGACTATTAACAAAGGTAGTGTCGTTGATAGTAAGAAATTGTATGTTTTCACTGTTGCTTGTTGCTAGATAATTTTTGATAGCTGCTTCACCACCAGTACCATAGGTAATGTTTTGTTCAGCTCCGGCATTATCGCCACTAGCTTTCCACATTCTTAGTGTGCCATCTGCGGCTACCTGTCCTATGTAGGACCCTTCCTCTTCGTCACGATGGTAGTGAAACCACGAACCACCTGTTGCTACGTTGGGTAAAGGGTCAACGCCTACTCTCTTTGCACCCGGTCTTTTGTACAAGCCTTTTGTAATGTCAGGTATTGCATTTTGAACATCTTTAACTTGTCCGGGAAATTTTAATTGATCGGGCTGTTCCGATAAACCCCCAGTAAAACTAGGAATGGTTTGTGTTATGCTTGGCATTATCTTCTAAGGTTTCTCCAAGGTTGATATGTTTGGTGTACAGTATTTTCTGGGAATCCAAACATGCTGTGATTACCCTGATTACACTCGTACTCCATAAGTGCAGCACGTGCTAATGATTCTTGTCCTTGCAATAATTTAACAAGGTTAGGGTTTGCAACCAACTGTGTAGCTGCTTTTGTTGACGCTCTATATGTGATATAACGTCTAAATGGTATAGGTAAGTTTTCAAAGGTGTAAAGTTTTACGACATCTAAGTCGATGGATGTAACGGATGAAAAGTCATCTGTGTGGTTTATCTTGTCATATAATCGACCATCACGTCTGACTACATCATACTCTCTACGAGCCCAACCATCAGAGACATCAAGTTGCAGCACATCATTTGATATAGCAATATGTCCATTAGAATCTGGTGTAAATGCTACATGCTTTTCTGTGTTAAAATGCCATCCTTCTGCCTGTGTATCTATATTAGCATCTTTTAGTAGATTAAATATAAATGATATTTCTGGGTTGTCGTAATTAAGTTGTGTGATTGGTGATTGACCTATTGCTCCCAGTATAGTATTTACTGCGGACAATTCTGTGTCGATGTCAATAGTTGTGGAAGCCATAAGAAAAAAGGGGAGCCGAAGCTCCCGTATAGAATAAAAATTAAGTTAAAGCTGTAGGCTTAGTTGCTGTTCCGGCGAACAATTCAACAGCAGCAGCAGGGTTAAGTGCGTCTGCTCCCATAGCTAGGCGACCTAAAATTACGTCACCTTGGTATACAACTGAAATGTCTCCAGATGTTACCTGTACTTGAGGTCCGATTGCCTCTACAACACCGGCTGCTTCCTTTTGGAAGATTAAGCCGCAGCTGTTTGCGAACTCAGTAGCGTTACCATATGTGTTAACGGTCTTAGTTGCTGATGCACCGGCTCTCTCGTCTTCCATTCCGGGACCTACAAAGTCACCAGAGTTTCCGGGGTCGTCGATACCGGGGTTTGTTGCAGAACCTGTACCATACTTAGTACCGAAGTTACTAAAGAATGGGATGTTCATAGATTTGTAAATCTTGATGCCTGCAATCTCGATGATGCCATTACCTGTTTGTAATGCGTCACCTTGCTCGTCCCTATTGATAAGTCCATTAGAACCAACAGCTTGTATTAGTTCGTAGTACTGTCTAGGGTTAAGAACTCCAACTCTTCCGTCGCCAGAAACGCCTTTCTCGTCTAGTGCAGCAGCTGCATCATAGAAAGCGTTTACAAGAGCAGAAGAATCGTAAGCGTCAGATGCGTTTGTAGATGTACCTACACGAATCTGTGTTCCACCGGGCTCCTTGAAGTTAGTCTTAGTGATAGGACTAGCTTGTCTAGCAGCCTTTGTTACTGATCTGAAGATTTTTCTGTCATACTTTTCTGCAAGTGCATAACCAATCTTCTTAGAGATTTCTCCTCTTAGATCGTAGTGTGCTAGTGTTTCATCTAGCTCATAAACAAACGCAGAACTGATTAATAGGTCGTCGCATGTTATGGTTTTTTCAGCTACTGGAGGTGCTCCATCAGAGTTACCTAGTATGCTGTTGCCGGGTGTATGGTACTCGGCTGTTGTTCTACCTGTGAAGATGAACTGAAGACTCTTACCGTTAGTAAGTGTTCTCTTCATTACAAGGTCTCTAGCGATTGTATTTCTCTGGAAGCCTTTGAACATCTCTCCACTGAACAACTTTAAATATAGTGCTCTTCTTTCTGCTGTAGTAGAAGCGACACCATTATTTGCACCCGGGCTAGTAAGAGCCGTGGTTAGTGTGCTATTTTGTTGTGCCATTGTTATGGATTGTTAAGGGTTAATATTGCTTTGTACAAATTTTTTCTCGAGATTTTGTAGGTCTATCCCTACCGTCTAGACGGCTCAAGGTATCCGGCTTACCGGGCTTTTGCCAAGTGCAGGGGAGTCCGACTCTGAGGTGCTCCCCGTGCTATTAGTAAGAAGGTGTCTCTAATTGAGCTTCATCTTCTTTCTTTTCTTCAGTTTTGTTTTCTGGTTTTACTTCTGGCTCGGGTGTATACCGAGTTACAAAAGCTCTAACCTGTGAACTTTGATGTGCCATTACTTAATTAGTTTAGTATAAACAACACCACGGTAAACGTAAGTTACTGTCATAGTCTCCTCCGATACCAAGTCCCCGTTCCATGACTTGATTGCATGCGTCGCTGAAAGCGATGAACGGACGTAGGAGTTAACCTATCTGTGGTGCAGTAAGTGCTACGTTTGTAGACTCAGCTGATGCTAAGTCGAGTGGGAAGTTGTGTGCATTACGCTCGTGCATAACCTCGAATCCAAGGTTAGCTCTGTTTACAACGTCTGCCCAAGTAGGAACAATCTTTCCGTTGGCATCAACGATTGACTGATTAAAGTTAAAACCATTAAGGTTGAAAGCCATGGTGCAGATACCCATTGAGGTGAGCCATATGCCAACCACGGGCCAAGTAGCCAAAAAGAAATGTAAGCTACGAGAATTATTAAAAGAAGCATATTGGAAAATAAGTCTGCCGAAGTAACC